TATATGTATACCAATCTCCAGAATTTGGTATAATATCTTTCCAGTTTAAATATATTGAACCAGTTGTCATATTATAATATTAATAATAATTGTACCCGATGTTGCATAAGTATATGGGGGAATATCTAAATCTCCAAAAGAGTTTTTTGATAAAGAATAATCTGAACTTTCAAAAACTTGAAGAGGTAATTGAACGTCATCTACTCCAGGAACATTTAAAATAGTTCGAACTACATCTGCTTGCTGAACTGGAGCACCAATTTGCAAAGAATTAAAAAATAATTGTAGTTCTGTTAAAATCTTATTTTTTATATCTTGACTATCATATCCTGGTAATATTTTTATATTTGCGGTTATATTAATTTTTATCTCTTTTGCCCATCTTATTAAAAGATTTGTATTTAAAACATCTTTATTTGTTTTACTAAAAAGATTCTGCAAATCTTCTATTAACCCATTATAATAATATCCTATTGTAATAGCTCCAAAAGATCCTGATATAGGAGAATTCCAAACAATTTTATCTAATCCATAAATAGAACCTCCATAAGCACCCATATCTTGTGTAAAAGTATACAAAGAAGTATCCATAGAACCACTAGCACTAGAAATAATAGATACTATTCCATCTTTTAAAACAGGTTGTTTTGATAAAACTAAATTAGGAAAAGTAAGTGCAGAAGTTGTAAAAGATTCTATTTTGTATCTAGGAATTTGACCTTTTATAAAAATGTCAACAGCTCCCATATCACCTCTACTTGTATTACCATGACCTGCAACAGCTGCATCTTCTACATTGTTATTAGCTAATACAATACTCAAATAACCATCTTCTGTACCTATCATATTTCCAGTTAAAGCAGCTGCTATTCTTGCTTTAAATGATTCTAAAGTTTCTATATCACTTCCTCCTACTGTTGGAGAAGGATTATATACCCCTTTAATACCAGGTACAGGAGTAACAATTGTATTAATTGTTCCAGCACCTACAATTCCATCAATTCCGCCTTCAACAGCTTCTATTTCTGTAGAAATTTCATAATATCCAGTACTAGGATTCAAATATAAGGTAGATAAATTTGAATACATAACAACACTTCTAGTTGTAGTAAATCTGATTGCTTTACCTGTAGATAAAGGAGTAGATACAATTGTACCTGCAGGTATATTAATATTTGCTGAAGGAGTAGATGAAGTAAAAAATACTACATTACCAATAGCTCTTTTTGCAGCTTTTCGAGTTAATCCAAAATTATTTGCAATTTTTTCAAGACCAACATCACTTGCAGTTTCCAAAGATTGTTCTAATGAAACATTTTCAATAGTTTCATATAATGAAGCAAGCTCTTTACTAGGAGCTGAAATTACAATATCATTTACAATTGTACCTTCAGCTGTATCTATATTAGGATTTTTTCCTCTAATATAAGATTTTAAAGCTTCAACAATTTCTGTAAATGATTTAGCCATATATTTATCTCCTTAACATTGTACTTGTTGTAACTGTTCTACCAGATACAGTACTTACGACTATAGTTGCAAAAACTCGTCTAGGTTCTGATTCATCTTGTGCTACCGATACGCTTTCAATTTTATTTAATTCTTCTGAAGGTGCATAAAAGAAACCACTTTTTTTCTCACTTTGTTGCAAAAAATATAAATAAGAAATACATCTAATAATTTCTGCCTTTATGGCAGCAATTTTAGATGCATCTATTACTCCTGCTAACAAATTATGATCAAATCCATATCCAGAAGGACGCCTATCTTCTGTTAAAATTTTTAAAATCTGTTGATTAAGAGCATCAACTTTAGTTACAATTTCTATATCTCCATCTTTACCAATAGAATATCCACCATAAAAGTTTTTACCAAGACATCTTGGACATCTTTCTCTTATAAAAGATTGATCTCCTATTTTATGGTCACAAACAACTCTATTTAATAAATCCATAATTACGATTCCAAATTTAAAGTTTCAATAAGATTTAAATATTTATCTATTTTATTTATCTGACTATCTAATAAGAAATTACCCGCTTCTGCATAATTAGCAAGAGATGTAGCACGAGAAAGTCTAAATTTTAATTCTATAACTTTATCTCTTAAATCTCTAAAATTTGTAACCCCATCAAAAAAATCAAAACCTCCAATACCCATAATAGTAGTTGCAGTAGTAGCAGGAATTTTTATAGGAACTAATTCTGTTAATTCTTTTAAAAAATTAGATAACTCAGGGTATTCTTCTATATCAATATCTAAAGGAATAGAAGATAAAGTATTTTCAATTGGCATTATAACATCTTCAATTAATTTACTCAGTATTAAATTAACTTTTTCAGATACTTTTTCTCCTTTTTTCTGACGAGCTAAAAACTCATTTTTTCTTATTTGAAGAGTAGTTTTTTGGCTTCTTAGAAAATAATATAAATTATTTCGTACAGGTCTAGATAATGAAATAAATACCTGTACAATAGTAGGTGATATTCCAAATTTTTTACCTAAACTTTGTGCTAAACTTAATTCCATTTATATTATTTTCTCCGTAGTTCCAGTTACTGGAGTTCCAGAAGTTCCAGTTCCAGAAGTTACACCAGTATGTACATGATTTGCCATAATAACTTCACCATTTTCTGTAATTTCTTCTATAATTGCCTTAGCAAATTCAGTCAAATAATCTAACATTATAGATTTTTGTTCATCTGTAAGTTTTTGTATATTTCCAATTCTATTAGCCAATTTATCTCTAATATTTTCTGCAAGTCTAGTTGAATTTAATGACATTTTATTTGTCTCCTATAATAACATTAGAAGCACCTTCAGTAATTTCTCCTTTTAATTCTACAGAACTACTAAGAAGAGTAGGATCAAAAGTACATGGACCTGCAGGTGAAATAAAAGCTCTAGCAATATTTGCTAATACACTTTTATTATTTTGTGCTTTATCTTCTAAACCTTTATGTTCAGTATTTGTATATCCTATTAATCCTGCAAAAGGAATTGTTACTTCATCATGTTCTCTTGCAACATGTTGCCCTTTTGTGCCTAAACTATTATTATTAGATTCTAATCCTTTTGAAATATCTTTATCATTATTATCTACACTTCCTTGATTTATATTAAGTTTAATATTTTTTATACTAACTCTACCTTCTTTATCTATATCCAATTGAACCCCACTTTTTAATTTTAATCTAGCAACAAGTTGTTTATAATTGTCTCCAATAGCAATTTCATTATTTTTATTTATAACATTTCCGTCTTCATCAACAACAGTTCCTAAAGTTAAATCTAAAATAGGATCATTTAAACCTGAAACTCCAAGTTGATTATCCGCTGTTTCTAATACTTGCAATCTATATTCTGTATAAAAATTATTCCCAGTAATATCAGTTATCATTTGTTGTGATTTAGTTCCATCTGCATTTGATTTTACTCTTTTTACAATACCAAAATATTGTTTACCTGCTTCTGTAGTAGTTTTTTGATTAATTGTTTCAACCTTAAAAGTACCTGTAACATTTTCTAAAGCTACATAACCTTCAGTTAAAGTTGAAAAAACAATATCTCCATTCTTTTTCATATAAATGAAAGAACCACCAACTTCCCATAACTTTTCTCCTGGTTTAAGAAAAGGTAGACTTAATTGCTCTATTCTGTTTTTTGTTCCAACATTTATATATCTTAAAATACGTGCTTGATCTTTTGTATCAAATCCTACAATAACTATAGAACCAATCTCAGGAATATGCCATTCTTTCTCCATACCTTGTGTTAATAAAACATTTTCTTTAAATCCAGGAACATCTAACCAGACAATTCTACAAGTACCTGTTGTTACATTTACATTTTCAATTTTACCTACACGAAGATATTTATTCAAATTTTTTTGATATATAGCTGATCCTAGCTCTCTTATATATGTTCGTTTATATTTAAGACGTGCCATATTATTCCACTATTTCTTTTCCAAGTTGAACGGTATATATTTTAGCAGGTTTTAACCATTTAAAACTTGGAACAACTGTTGAAACTCTGCGATAAAATATACCTAAACTTTCTTTATTAAAGAAAAATCTACCTGGACTAGTTGTAGGAATTAAATCTTTACAATAATAAACATTAGTAATAGATAATTCTTTTTTTAAAAAATCTATAAGGTCTTTTAAAGCTGAAAATTGAAAACTATTTGGAACATCTATGTCAAAATTTCCTATTACTCCTATATTTACTCCATTTTTATTTAAACTTATACCACCATTATTTATACCACCAAAATGATGAAAATTATATCTAATAATAGATCTTAATGAAACATCAGGAATATATTGTTCTTCAGATAATGCATATACCCAACGAGGAGATAAATCATATTTACCATTTTTAGTAATAAGAATATCCCAAGGAACTCCAAATTGCTTATTCATTATACTTAATAAATTCAATCTTATTCCATTTTCTTCTTTAGAAGCAGTATGATGAATAATAATTTTGTCTATATCACTATTTATTCTATTTTCCAAAAACCCCCCATCCATTTTTTTCATAAATTTCCTGCGTCAGTTTATAGTATTTATAATAATCCTCATCAATCATAAGTCTTCTACTTAGCTCCCAATCTATTTCAGGTATTTCTTCTTTCTGCTTCTTTTCTTTATAATATTTTTTAACAAAATCTAAAAATTTTTTCCTAAAATCTTTATCATTACGTAATTTAAATAATAATTTAGAATATTTTGAATCATTATTTATTTTCATAAATCCATCTTGCATATAAATTTCATCATATGCTGAAAAAGTTATCCATTCAGGTAATTCTTCCCAGGGTTTTCTTCCATATGATAGATGTAAAGTTGTTATAAATTGACCCCCATAAGAAAGAGAATGATCTACCGTCTCAACATAATAAATCATATTACGTGCAGGAATATAAACAGGCATTCCAACTTCTATTTCAGGTCTTCCTACTATAGTAATTTGACCTTGGTATTTACTTGCAAGTAAACGTCTCATAATAGATTTAGCATATCCTCTAATAGAGAAATCATCGGGTTGAATAATAGGATTATGAGAAGTTAAAATACGGAAACCATATCTAGCAATTGATAAATCATCTGCATATGCTTGAGTATACATTCCTAAAGTAGCCAAATCTTCTGTAGAATATACTGGTTCTGTTGTAGCCAAAACTGCTGTTTTGATATCATTATCTGTTTCTATGAAACCATAATTGATAATATCTTCACTTCTTATTATATATGCTTCAGGATTAGGAGCACCTAAAATATGAGCGTTACTAAATTTTGGGGGCCTATACCAAATATGACCATTTCTATCTGCAAAAAATTCAAAATTACTATCTTGTGCTATTTGATATGCAATTTCTAATCTATCTTTATATTCTCCACCATAGAATTCCCAATTTCTTGTTAAAGCTACTTCATAATTTCTAAATCCTTCAATATCATGACCAGGTTTAAAAGGATCTATAATATGAACTGAACTTGGTGTAAAAAGGTCTCCAAGTTGAGCTTTAATAGATCCTAATCTAAAACTTTTTTTATTAGGGGAAGAAACATATTTAAATGTATCAGTATCTGGATCATATATGATATCTTCTGTTCTTTCAGATGAAGATAATACATACTCTCCAATTCCTGTAAATACGTTTCCTCCTGTTTCGACTAATCCACCAATAGTTAATTTTTTTATAATATCTGGTGGACGTAAAGTTTTAAAAATATCAGAAAATATTGTAGGATTTTGAATTTCGTTTACTAAAAATTGATGAATATCATCTGTAGAATTTAAAGATGGATTTATATTAACTACAGATATTTTCATATATTTTAAAACATCGTCTCCTGAAATTGTAATAGTATGTCTATTTTCAGAATAATCTTGTTGAACGGTATTTACTAATCCAGTGAAAACTCTAATCATTTCTCTGGAAGATGTTTGATTTACCTTTCCAGAGTTATTAAATCTCTTAGGTAAAAATATTACAACTCTATCCATTGGATGAATTTTACATCTTCCTTTATTAAATTGGGTTTTTCCTATACCTTGTTCTTTTATATCCTTATAGTCTGTTAAAAATTTATCATTTTTATATTTATATAAATAAAATTTTCTTTCTTTATTTCCTTCAGAAGTTTTATATGAAACAATCTCTTTCGATTTAGTAGATTGATATTTTT